GAGACTGAGGCTATTCTGTACGGCTCCGCATTTCATAAGATGGCAGAGGACTTTGTTGGTAAGGACGTACCTGTCCCCGCTAAGTTTGGCTTTGCAGAGGAAGCCCTAACATCTTTGAGGGATCGCAAGGGCGATAAGCTATGCGAGATAAAGCTAGGTATAACAGAGAACCTAGAGGCTTGTGACTTCTATGCCAAGGACGTTTGGTTCCGTGGTATTGCTGACTTAGTAATACTGGACGACGATCTGGCGTGGGTGGTGGACTACAAGACAGGCAAATCATCCAAGTACGCAGACAAGGGTCAACTAGAATTGATGGCCTTGGGAGTGTTTGCTAGATACCCACAAATCAAAACCATACGTGCAGGGTTATTGTTTGTTGTGTGTAATGACTTGGTAAAAGACACATACATGGAGTATGATAGCGGCAAGCTGTGGGAAAAATGGTTGGGCAAGTATGCTCAGATGAAGACTGCGGCTGACGAAGATATGTGGAACGCACGCCCTAACGGGTTATGCAGACGCCACTGCCCTGTAATTGAATGTGTACACAACGGAGCAAACGGATGAGAAAACGTAAGAAGCAAGTCAACGCACCTGTAGGTAGTAAGACGTTTGAGGCACGGATGGAACGACAGCGGGCACGACGCAAGGTTGATAGAGAAGGTGCAGATCGCAACGGCAACGGCAAAGCCGATAAACGCGAAGGTAAAGATGTTAGCCACAAAAAAGCCTTGTCCAAGGGCGGTAGCAACAAAGATGGCGTACGAATAGAGAGTTCGAGCAAGAACCGCGCACGCAATTATAAAAAGAAGAAGGCATAATTTAGGGAACTTCCCTAAAATTAGGAGAACTAAATGCGGATAATAGATAGTAAGGCGTTGCTGTTAAAGCTACGCAATCCAAAACGTGTCACTGAAACCGTACCGAAGAGTAAGGAAGTAGGAGCTAACGAGGTGTTGGTAAACTGGGGCATCGACGAGATGCACACGCTGAAACGCCTTAACATTAACGTGCCATCACCCATACAGAGCCAGTACACGTGGACAGGTAAGTACGCCCCGTTCGACCACCAAAAGAAAACGTCAGCATTCCTGACCATGAACCGCAAGTCCTTTTGTTTCAACGAGCAGGGCACAGGTAAGACAGCCAGTGCGATATGGGCGGCAGACTATCTGATGAAACAAGGCAAGATCAAACGCGTATTGGTTATCTGTCCTCTGTCTATTATGGACTCAGCATGGCGCGAAGACCTGTTTACCTTTGCTCCACATCGCAGTGTAGATATAGCCCACGGTGCATCTAAGAAACGTAAAGTCATCATTGGGCAAGGTGCAGACTTTGTCATAATAAACTATGACGGTGTAGAGATTGTGTCCGAAGAGATTGCCAAGGGTGGTTTCGACCTCATCGTTGTTGACGAAGCTACACACTATAAGAACGTGCAATCGCAACGATGGAAAACCCTACGGCGTTTAGTAAAAGACGACACGTGGCTGTGGATGATGACAGGTACACCTGCCGCACAGTCACCGCTTGATGCTTACGGGCTAGCCAAGATGATTGACCCTGATTCGGTGCCGAGGTTCTTTGGTTCTTTCAGAGACATGGTGATGCGCAAGATCACACAGTTTAGGTGGATAGTTAAGCCCGAAGCAACCGACCTTGTGTTTAACGTATTACAACCTGCCATACGGTTTACCAAAGAAGAATGTCTTGACTTGCCTGACATGACGTATGTGAAACGTAAAGTAGAACTGACGCGGCAACAAAAGAAGTATTACGATTTACTAAAGAAGAAACTTGTTATGAGGGTGGGCGACGACGAAGTATCCGCAGTCAACGCCGCTGTCATTATGAACAAGCTACTACAGATTTCCGCAGGTGCCGTGTACACAGACGAGGGTGACACCTTAGAGTTTGACATCAAACACAGGTACAAAGTGTTACGAGAAGTGATCGACGAGAGCAGTCAAAAAGTTCTCATATTTGTGCCATTCAAACACACCATTGACATACTGACAGATAAATTGCGTAATGATAAAATTACCACCGAAGTTATACGAGGTGATGTGCCTGTAGCAAGGCGCACAGATATATTCAAACGGTTCCAAACAACCAATGACCCTCGTGTGCTAGTTATACAACCGCAGTCTGCGGCACACGGTGTTACGTTAACAGCAGCTAATACAGTTGTGTGGTGGGGGCCAACGCCTTCATTAGAAACCTATGCGCAAGCAAACGCACGGGTTCATCGGTCAGGTCAGAAGCATCCATGTACTGTAGTACAGCTTCAAGGTTCTGCCGTAGAAAAGCGTGTTTACTCACTTCTTGATAATAGAATTGACGCCCACACAAAAATGATAGATTTATACAAAGAAATACTTGACTAGCCTATTGTTCAATACTACAGTGTAATTCTCGCTAGTGTAGGAGAACATCAATGAGCGATAATTCTGATATACCTGCGGACAAACTTACTAAGGCTTACATTAAGATAAGGTCGGAAAGGTCACTACTGTCTGCGGAGTTTAAAGAAAAAGACGGAGCGTTGGTTCGCCAACTGGATGTCTTAAAGAAAGCGTTGTTAGACTATTGTGATGTACACAATGTCGAGAGCGTACGAACCTCTGAGGGTTTGTTTTTTAGGTCTAGTAAAACAAAATACTGGACGGGAGATTGGGAGTCTATGTACACATTTATAAAAGAACATGACATGCCCGAGTTCTTGGACCGCCGTTTGAACCAGACCAATGTCAAACAATTCCTAGAGGAAAACCCAGATGTTATGCCGAAAGGTCTTAACATTGATGTTGAGCATGTAATCTCAGTTAGGAAGAAGTAATGGCAGAACCATTTGTGCAAATAGAGGAGTTGGCAAAGCACTTTGCAGTGTCGATCTCTACGATCCGAGCGTGGGTTCGGCAGGGTCATATCCCTATAACCACGTACATCAAGATCGGTAACACCTACCGATTTAATAAAACCGCAGTGACTGAAGCACTTACAAAGAGTGCGCAGGATGTGGATGAATCTCCGATTGAAGAGCAATTAGAGTTCGATTTTAACTCAGACCAAGACGTATAACGCCAGATAGGAGAACGATATGGCAGAGACTTATATTATTGAAAACGTAGAAGCACTATGGCCTAAAATTGATCAGACGTATGTCTTCGATCAGAAGGTAAAACGTAGCATGCCTTGTGGTCCACGGGATACCAACGCTGAATTTTCTGTGAATTTTCGCATGGACAACGCAACGGCAAAGGCCTTGTTCATACAGATGAGTGCCGCGTGGAACGCTAACAAAGAGGCTTCTTGGCCTGCTAAGTTGGAGAACCCGTTTGTTAAAGATGACAACGGAACCTACACTGGTAAGGCAAACATAAAAGGGGCTTATAACGGTAAGATCACTGATAAGCCGTTACAGCTTGACAGCCAAGGCACCCCGTTGGCAGAAGACTTTCAGTTAACTACGGGTAGCACAATCAGCGTTGCAGTGTCTTTTTACGCTTACCACATGTCGAAAGAAAATTGGGGTGTGGCTCTGCGGTTGTACGCTGTACAGGTTATTAAGTACGTTCCAAAAGCGAAGAGCAATCCGTTTGCCGCAGTGGAAGGGGGCTTTGTTTCAGAGAACCCTAACCCGTTTAAAAAGTCAAACAACGTACTGGCAGAAGAACCAGTCGCAGATGTAGATGACTTTGATGAAGAGCCAGTAAAAAAGACTGCAAAGAAAGCAGTGGCGGCTCCTTCTGATGATGGTGACTTAGGCTCTATTATTGATAATTGGGACGACTAAACGACCCTTGCCACGGCTATTAAGTTAGCCGTGGTTAACCTTACAATGGCGAGTGGTGGCTATGGAAACGAAAAGATTTTTAGATTTAGTGTTGGAGGGCGACGGTCATTACTGCGTATTCGCGGCGAGGGATGGCTCTGTCAAGCAGAAGTTCTACACTTCTGTAAAAGATGTTATACACGCGGCTACAGATTTTGATGCGAACGGGTACGATGCCTACTTCGCGTTGGCGACATTAGAAGAAACAGGTTCACGCAAAGCAGACAATGTGAGGTCGTTGAAGTCTTTCTTCTTGGACTTGGACTGCGGTCCTGACAAAGAGTTCCCTGATCAGAAGACTGCTATCATGGAGTTGCACACCTTCTGTAAGCGCCACAGTTTACCGACCCCAACTCTTGTTAACTCAGGACGTGGTGTACATGTCTACTGGATTTTATCCGAGGCTGTACCTCGTGTGGATTGGTGGCCTGTAG